TGTTTCACGATGATCGTGACATTGAGTTTATACAGTTTAAGCGTTGGCTTGAGTCTTTGTATTCTTCTGATATCCTATCATTGGATCACAGAAGTTGTGAGATGATCTCTGATGAACTTGCTGAGAAGATTAATGGTAAGTATCCTAAGCGCGATATAGAGATTACTGTTTCAGAAGATAAAGAAAACGGTGCTACTTCGCGTTATGAAGATGTATAAATAAGACTGTATATACAAACTTAATCTTATGGGATCCAATAACATGCAAGCATTTAAAAACCACATGCTTACTGAAGACGCTGTCAAAGCGGCTAAAGCTAAGCTCAAGCCTATGAAGGGCAAAGAGGTTTCTTTCACACACCAAGCAAGCGGTAAGAAGATTACTGGAACATACCAAGGTATGAAACAAATGGGTGGTCGTTCTTACGCACACGTTGATACAGGCAAAGACGCACATCGCGTTCCACCTCATCACATTCACCAAGCCCAGTAGACTTTTTATTTGATTTGATGTATAATTATAGGCAGAGTTAGTCTCTGCCTATTTTCTTAAACTATGGAGTTATTATGACTGAATTTGCACACATCACGCCAACGGCGTACCTTGATCTGTTCGCAGCAGATCGCCCTTTCCATTTAACACTAGCTCATTTAATTGAAGAAGATCCTGTGTATACTGATTGGTATGCTCAACGAGATAAGTCTCGGGGTCTGTCTCCTTATGTAAATGTTATGGACAACTCAGCATTTGAGATGTATAAGCAAGGACGTGAGATGTATCCGTCCGATAAGCTAATCGAGATGGGTACTAAAGTTGGGGCAGACTATATTGTTATGTCTGACTACCCTGGCCAACCTTCACAAGTAACTATTGACAAAGCTATTGAGATGGCTCCTGAACTACGTGAAGCAGGCTTTGGAACATTCTTTGTACCACAATCACGTGAGGGTGATCTAGAAGATCTAATTGATGCTTTTGATTGGGCTGCTGAGTCTGAGCATGTAGACTACATTGGTGTCTCTATTCTAGCTGTACCTATTGCGTATGGTGTTGAGAAAGACAATAAGCTACAACGTTTCTTATCTCGCTGGAAGTTCATGCAAGAGTTAGAAATTCGTGGTATCTTAGATAAGATTAAAAATAATGGTAAGAAGATTCACTTCCTGGGTATGGTAGATGGCCCTAACGAATGTTCTCTTATACAAGACTACTTGTGGGCTGTTGACTCATGGGATAGTTCTGCAGCTGTATGGGCTGGTATGTGTAACATCTCATTTGATAACTCACCGTCTGGATTAATTGATGGTAAGAATGAAATAGAGGTTGACTTTGATCATAAAGTAGGGGATATTGCTAACATTGCATTAGCAATGAAGAATATGAAATATATTGATGATCAACTACCTAATGGAGCAATCTATGACTATTGAGTATAAACGTAACGAAGATGTAATTATTAAAGGTATTCAACAGTATGTTGATGCTACTTACTCACAACACTACGCTGGTAAGAATAACCGTGATGTTGTTGATGATTGGGAAGACTGTGGTATTGCTAAAGAAGCATTCATGTCTAATATCATTAAGTATGCAAAGAGATTTGGTAAGAAGGATGGAGACAATCCTAAAGATATTATGAAGATTATTCACTACTCTATATTCTTGCTTAACGAGTTGGATAATAAAAATGACTGATGAAACATACAAACTCGGTAGACCATACAAATGGATTGAGAATATTGAACGTGAAGTCACTGATGAGCTCTGGGAAGACATTAAAGGATTCTTTGATGTTGAAGAAGTTACAGATTTAACGGAAGATAACATTCATGAGATCCAAGCATATCGTGATGAGATAGAAGATGATGGTTACTTAGATATCCTCAGAATGGGACTTAGTAATATAATTAACTGGTGGGAGAACGAAACACATGTCGATGATTAATATTGGGGGCACCAAAGCTCGCAGTTCATTAACTAGTATTCAAGATGGAGATGTTCAGCCTAATGCTGTTGATCTTCGATTGGGTAAGGTGATGAAAATAAACAATAGTGCTTTTACTATTGATGAAGATAAAAAGATCCATCGAGGATCTGATGATATACCTATTCATTCGGATGGGTATTATTATCTTGAACCTGGATCATATGAAGTGATTATGGAGAATCAAATTGATGTGGGACCTAACGAAGCAGGGTTTGTGATTACTCGCAGTACTCTCAACCGTAATGGTTGTTTCCTTACTTCTGGATTATACGATACTGGATACAAAGGTGTTATGGCTGGCGTTCTTCATGTTAATTGTGGTACTATGCGTATCAAACCTGGTACACGTGTAGGTCAATATCTATGCTTTGATGCTGAGTCTCTAAGCAGCTATGATGGTGACTATGGTACTGGTAAAGATCACGATACAAAGTATGCATAATGTTTACTGTTGAGATGGAAGAAGACGAAACTCTAATTACAGTAATGGATACATCCGATCAATTTGAAGATCTATCAGTATTACTGTATGACGATTATTGCCATATAAGACAATGGAGTGAAGAGGAAGATGACTTTATCGTTCTCACCATGACTTCCGAAATGTACTATAAACTAATGAAGTCTTGGACTCAAGCAAGTGGTGCATATGTCATAGACAAGAGAGTAGTATGAAAGTAGGTTTTACTTGCAGTGCCTTTGATCTGCTTCACGCAGGACACGTACAAATGCTGCGTGAAGCTAAAGATCAATGTGAATATTTGATATGTGGTCTTCAGATAGATCCTAGTCACGATAGACCAGATAAGAATGCGCCTATTCAAACAATTGTTGAACGCTACGCTCAGCTCAATGCTGTTAAGTATGTTGATGAGATCATTCCATATCAAACAGAAGGTGATCTAGAAGACATATTGAATATGTTAGATATTGATGTAAGAGTTATAGGTGAAGAATATAAAGATGGTAAGTTCACAGGTAGAGCCACTTGTGCTAAACGTGGGATTGAGCTATACTTTAATAAAAGAGATCACAGATTTAGTTCTAGCGATTTACGCAAAAGAGTTTGCAAAAATACAAATTAGCTGTTGACTTTATGTTTACTTTGGTGTATAAAGGGGGCAACAACTAATAAAGGAATTATATTATGAAATTATACTTAGACATGGACGGAGTTATAGCTGACTTCTTTAAAGGACTTCAAGAAGAATACAATGTTAAGCATTGGAAAGATCTGGATAATCCTGCTGGTGCTGTAGACAAACTACAGTATACAAACTACTTCAATACACTTGAACTATTTCCAACATCGCAAACTCTCGTAGATGCTGTTAGAGATATAGCTGGTAAGAACTATGGTATTTGTAGCTCACCTTTACGTAACGATATGCAGAATAGCAGTTACTGGAAAAGAGTGTGGTTAGAAAGACATGACTTCATGCCTACTATCCCTAACCTAATCTTTACAGGTAACAAGCATAGATATGCTGTTGATAGTTTAACTGGTCATTACAACATCCTAGTTGATGATAAACCTAGCAACATCGCTGAGTGGGAAAATGCTGGTGGTCTTGGCTTTCTATATCAAGCTAATCAAGATAGCGTAGAAGATCTAATTGCAAACTTGCAAGAATCTTTTAATGATAATAGTCGATATTAACTGTTGACTTCTGTTCAACAATGTAGTATAACTATTATATCAACAAGAGGAAATATATTATGACTTATGAAGCTAAAAGTGAAATCGAAGACAAAGTAATCGCAATGTTCTTAAAAGCAGTTGCTAGCCCAGAAAACAAAGATATTAATGAAGTTGATGGTATCAACTGGAACTTTGTAGATGCTGATATACACATTGATGTTCAGCAAGCTGGTCTTGAACTACATTTTGACCTAGCTGACTTTGTTGAAGGTTTGATCGAAGAGCTTCTTGAGTTTGGTGAAGTTGAACTTAACACAGAGGCTGCTTAATGTCTTCTAAGTTTTATCACAGCTCGGATAGTATTACCACAAAAGGCCATTGGGCTGTGGGTACTATCTGGGCTGTTGTCGGTTCAAAGAATAATGTGTATAATATTGAAATGATGGACAGAGGCTTTAACTGTGACTGTCCTGCTTTCCGTAAGTGTAAGCATATTAAAAGTATAGAAGAGGGATTTGATAATGTCTAATCAACGTATGGGTAAGACCCACAAAGCAGCTGCTAACGATGGTACTGGTGAAATGAAGCTACGGATATTCTTCCGTAAGGCTGCAGAACTTATGGAACCTGAGTCAGATGCTCAGTTCTACTTCGAGCAGATTGTAGAACATATTAATAATGGTGGAAACTTGAATACCGATGACTCTAAAGCTATCGGTCGTATTCTAGGAGTCTAAACTTTCTTTGCAGGTGCTGGAGCAGACTTGCTCTTTGCATATGCATTACCACCAAAGAATGCTGCTACGATTGCGGCTACTGAGACGAAGTAGACAGATGCCATACTCCCAAGTATCTTTGCTGCTTCGCTCAGTCCTAACCATACAGCTAAAACTACAGCAAATGGATACAACAACATTCCCCACAAAGCAAACCAAGCCATTTTACGCTGTGCATCTCGCATAGCATCTTCATCTTGGATCTCCAGTATCTTGCGCTGACGATCTATTTCTTCATCGGTAACATGACCATCGCCATTGAGATCAGCTGATTTGAGCCCGTTTAATGTCTTCATTTCTACTCCAAATGAATTTTTAGTTGACATAATCTACCCCATTATTATTTAATATATATAAAATTAACTGTTGACCTTTGGTCCATTATAGTGTATTTATAAGGAATGAAAAAGATGGTAATGAACATAACTAGCGGAATTATAACTATGTCTATACTGACAGGGATTACGATGAGTGCTCTAATGTCTCCAGCTGTTGACCCGCAAGAACTAGAATGTTTAGCGATGAATATATATCATGAAGCACGTAGTGAACGCGTTGAAGGTCAACTTGCTGTGGCACATGTAACTGCTAATAGAGTTGCTCATGATAAGTGGGGTTCAACTATATGTGAAGTAGTATACGAACCTAAACAGTTTAGCTGGACTTTCTTATTAGAAGATCACACACCACATGAGACTGCTGCATATAAAAAAGCTGAAGTTATTGCTCGTGATGTTTTAATTGGTAATACAGAAGATCCTACATATGGTGCTGTATTCTATCACGCGAGTTATGTTAATCCATCATGGGTCAAGTATATGGATATTTCTAAAATAATTGGCTCGCATATATTTTACACATGGGATGGAGACTGGAATGCAAATTAATCAAGAGTTGCCTATTGAACTAGAGTGTTGGTTAATCAGACATGGTATATTGGAATCGGAATATGCTCCTGGAGCTCATAGACACGCTCCTATAGCAAGACCGCAACCTCGTAAGCCCAAAGGCAATACACCCAACCCAGCTTGGATACCCGAGTTTGCAGGACAGGAGCCCCCATTTTGAATCCATCTAAAAAACAAATAGCTAAGCTATTCTATTCTGTAAAAGGTCATCTGGTAGATGAGCATAATATGGAACTATGTTATGATAGTTATTTTAAACGGATGTGGGGCAATCATGAATTATGTTATCACGAAGAAGGCTTTGAAGAAGCCTATGAGGAGTATTTGAAAGCAAAATCTCCCCTTTGATATATAATGGTGGTAAAGTGTTGAAACTTTACTACAATTTTAATGTGAGCGACAGTGTTGAAGCTGTCAAGCAAAAAAGGAAACAAAATGGACGCACTCACCCTGTGGAGCCTTATAGGCTTCCTGCTTGCCGCATATGCGGTTATAGCAAATGATTCAGTACAAACTCTCGGTACATGGATTGCATCAAACAATGAGAGATTCAATTGGAAGATTATGTGGGCAGCTGCTTCAGCTGTATTACTCTATACATTGTGGTATGGTTACTACATGTATGGGGATATTTCATATGGACGACTTAATAAGATACCGTTTGTAGAAGTGCAGTGGTATCATGCATTAGCACCTGGTGTGCTATTGTTACTTACACGAGTAGGTGTACCAGTTAGTACTTCATTCTTAGTATTAAGTGCTTTTGCAAGTACATTTGTACTAGAGAAGATGCTTGTAAAATCGTTGATGGGATACGTCGTTGCGGCGACTGCTGCATATGGTATCTGGTTTATTGTCAGTCGTTGGCTCGATGAAGGTAAACCTGTTAACGAGGCTTATAAACCCTATTGGCGAATAGCTCAGTGGATTACAACTGGTGGTTTATGGTTCACTTGGTTAAGTCATGATATGGCAAACATTGCTGTATTCCTTCCACGCACATTAGACATTCCACTTATGATAATGATATCAGTTGTCTTTGTAGGTGGGTTAGCATTTATGTTTCGTGAGGGTGGTGGTAAGATTCAAAAGATCATTCTTGAGAAACATAATACAAAATACATTCGGTCAGCTACTATTATTGATTTAGTGTATTGGCTAATATTATTCTTCTTTAAAGAGCTTAACGATATTCCAATGTCAACAACTTGGGTCTTTGTGGGTATGCTTGCTGGCCGTGAATTTGCTATTGCATCGTTCATGGGTAAGAAGAAAACAAAAAGTGTGTTCCCATTGGTGGGTAGAGATTTTGGTAAGATGATGATTGGTTTATCAGCATCACTTGCTATTGTACTAGCAATCCACTATGTAATCGTTCCTGCTGGTTGGTAACAAAAGTAGGACCTAAAAGGCACAGTTAAAAATAAAAAGGGAGATGCCGTTGCCGGTTTCTCCCTTTTGCTGTAATATATAACATGTGAACGTTGAAGCAACGTGATCACGTATATTATTATTAACATTCTATGAATAGGAAAAACTATGAAGACAACTACAATTGCAATTGCCATGACTATGTTGGCATCTACAGTATCAGCAGCAGACCTAGATATTGGTGGTCAAACCATCTCAGCTGGCGGCGAGCTTGATATGAACTATACAACTGGCACAGAACTATGGGCATTGGATTTTACTCCTAAAGCCGGTCTTAATGCCTTTGGTGTAGACTTCTCAGTGGATACAACACTTGATGTTATGTCTTTGAACGATGCTTCTAAAGAATCATTTACAGGCCTTGACTTTGTTGCTGGTTATACAATTGGTGGCGGGCTTCGTGCTTACACCGAAGTTGGTACAAACTCAGACCTAGAATTTGGTGATGTGACAATGGGCGCTACATTCAACTTCTAAATAACATTACAAATAGGGTTGCTACTTAATAAGCACGTGCCGGGCCAAAGGTTAGCCTGGCTTTTTTTATGTTATAAATAGGGCCGAAGGAGCATACAATGGACTTTTTGACCCTAGTGGGAGATGTTGGATTTCCAATTGCAGGAGCACTTGCTGCTGGTGTATTTGTTTTTATAACATTGAAGTTTATTCTAGCAAGTGTGACAGCTTCGGTTAACACTCTAAAGAATATAATTGGATCATTAGATAACAGAGTCCAGACTATGAACAACGACTTGGTAAAGATAGATGCTTTGCTTAGTTACGCATTAAATGTAAAACCGAATATAGATCGGATTGCAGCTAATGAAGGTAAGGAAGACGCAAGGAGAGATTAGTGGATTTAGATATCGCAAAAGCAATAAGTGACTATGGCTTCCCAATTGTGGGTGCTATTGGTATGGGATATTTTATCTACTTTATTTGGAAATGGGTGACAGAAGAAATTGATCCAATATTGGGTCAAACAATGGGTACGTTAATCAAACTGGTTGATCGTATTCGCATGCTTGATAATGATATGATAAGGTTAAACAGTAAGCTATCGATGGTTCTCGAACATAGAGGTATGGACGACGAAGTTGCTAAGCTACAAAGTAAAAGTGAATCATTCAACTCAACAGGTCAAGCAGATGATAAACCAGAACAACCTAAGCCTGAGCCTAATTCTTTTGGTGTTACTCCCAACACAAAGTAATGCTGAATTAGGATTTAGTTTTAAGAACCCATCCTTTAGTGGTAATGGGTATTCTAGTCATGTCTTGAGTGTAGAGCAACTTCAGCATAATAGAATAGAAGATCGTAAAGATGAAGCTGAGGCCGAAGCTAGACGGATCGAAAGAGAGTTGGAGAATACTACTCTCAATAAATTTATTAAAAACTTAGAATCAAGAATCTATGCTACACTCAGTAAGCAGATGGTTGATTCTATGTTTGCTTCCTGTACAGGCGAGACGTGTCCAACAACAGGTACTACAGAGATTGAAGGTAGTACAATAGAGTGGACTAAAGATCTGGTAACAGAAGAAATAACATTAACTATTACAAATGCTGATGGAACCACAACCATAACAATACCAGGCGCAGGGGAGTTTGCATTTTAATGAGATACTTTTTGATAACGCTTTTGATGCTGGCTGGTTGTGTAGATCCAAATCAAATGGCTCCTATGAATGCTAAACCAATGGTGCAGTCTTCACCCAATGACATATTCAACTATAAGCAGTTGGATGGTAAGAAGATGACAATTGCTGTATATGGTTTCACTGATAAGACAGGTCAAAGAAAACCTAGTATGACCACTTCAAACCTTAGTAGCGCGGTAACGCAGGGCGCTGAGGTGTGGGTAATAAAGGCTCTGCAGGATGTTGGGGCGTGTACCTGGTTTGAGGTAGTTGAAAGAGTAGGTTTAGATAATCTAGTTAAAGAAAGACAATTGGTTAGAAATACCAGAGAAATATATGAAAAGAAATTGGCTAAAGGTCCTACACCTTTAAAGCCTATGGTATTTGCAGGTTTAATATTAGAAGGTGGAATAGTAGGATACGACTCAAGTGTTGTAACAGGCGGGACAGGCGCTAGGTATTTGGGCATTGGTGCTCAGATGGATTACAGAGTCGATACAGTGACAATAGTTATGCGGTTAGTAAGTGTCAGTACAGGTAAAGTATTACTGAGTGTTGCCACAGAAAAGACCATCGCGAGTCATAGGAGTGGAGCAGATGTGTTTAAGTTTTTAGACATGGGCACCAAACTCATAGAAGCGGAAACTGGCTACAGTATGAATGAGCCAGTTAATTATGCAGTTAGATCAGCAATTGAAGCTGGCGTTATTGAATTGATTAATGAAGGAGAATCAAAACAATTCTGGACATTCTTAGAAGATCCTAAGAATGGCGGATAAAGGAAAGTACAATGAAAAATCTTAATAGATATATCATTATGGGCGCGTTGTGTTCAGTAACACCTGTTACAACAATAGCTAACGACATCTACATTCAACAAGTGGGTGATACACTAGACTTGGACATCGTACAAGATGGACAAGATAACAGTATTGGAACATCACCTGGTATGGGCAATCAAGATATGGTCTTAGGTTCAGCTGGCAATGCATCTGACAACATGACATTTAGTATTACTCAAACGGGTAATCAGAACAAAATCACTGCTCAAATATTAGGTAGCACCTACACCGGTACTTGGACATTCACTGGTGATAATAATGAAGTTGATTTACTTTGTTCTAGCACTTCAGCAGCTAACTGTGGTAACGTGACTTTAAACATTGCCGCTACTGGTGATAATCAAGATTACACAATCAACATTGGTGAAACAACAGATGCAGGTTCTGCTACTATTAACTTCACTGTAACAGATGATGATAATATTATCGCTACAGATGTAAATGGCACAAGTGCTGATATCACAGTTGTTATTGATGGAAGCACTAGCTTAGAAACAATTGATAGTACATTGGATATTGATGTATCAGGTAATGGTGACATCAACGGACACACAATTAACTTTGATGCTACAGGTAGAGGTCATACAATTAAGTTTGATCAAAGCGGTGTGTATGACAACACAATTGACTTAACAACAAGTGGTGATAATCAAAATATCAACATCACACAATCTGACTAGTTGACCTTTTTCAACTTTGTGGTATAATAAGGTGCCAGCCTTAGTGAGGGGCAGTATGTTTAGAAGTTTATTAATTTTCTTAATGACAGCTTCACCGGTCTTCGCAAACATCGGTGAAGTTTCTACTGTCAGGGGAAGTGGTAGTGGCGCGATTGAACGAGGCAATGATGCCATCGATGCTAAAAAGGGCGTTGGTGTTGAAATGCTTGATACAGCAGTCACTGCTAACTCCTCTATGCGTATTGACTTCATAGATGATACGAGAGTAGATATTACTGAACATTCACGGTTAGTTATAGATGACTTTGTGTATGATCCAAACACTGGTACAGGTTCATTGGGGCTTAAAGCTAGTCTGGGTACTGTAAGATATGCGTCTGGTCAGATAGCAAAGAATAGTAGACAACGAGTTAGAATAAGAACACCATCTGCAACTATTGGTGTACGTGGTACAGACTTTGTTATGGTTATAGACGAAGCTGGCGGAAGTATGATAACTCTATTACCAAGTTGTGATACAGCTGGTATGTGTTATACAGGAGAGATAACAGTAGAGACAGATGCAGGGTTTGTTATTCTTAATCAAGCCTTCCAAGCAACCATTGCTTCAAATTCAATGTCTCCTCCCACAAAACCTTTACTATTAGACTTAGACGAATCAATGATAAACTCATTGTTGATACTACGCAAAAAGAATCCTTATTATGTAGAAGAAGCTCAAATAATAAAGAGGAAGCAGGCAGACGCAGATTTTCTTGGATTAGACTTTTTACAATACGAAGGTCTTGATTATGATGCACTAGTTGACTCTATCGAAGGCATATGGATTACAGCGTTGGAAGAAACGGATCAGATGCTCCAGAATTTATTATATGATATGTTAGATCAACTTAACAAAGCGTTGATGAGATTGTTTCAAGATGAACTGTCAATACAGAACTCTTTTTTATTATCAGAAGAAGCAAAGGTATATGGATATAATCCTATGACAGGTCTTACACTACTAAATGAAACTCCTAATTGGGTATTCTCGCGGAGAGATGATAATGAAGGAAACTTTGTGCAGTTAAGATTAAATCAGGGATATGGTTATACTATAGACCTCAAACAGGGAGACTGGGAGTTATATGACTATAGGTTGGGCGAAAGCACTAATAATAGCATCAACATTATCCAGCAGTAACTGTTGGGCAAATGAGGTTTATGTGAGGCAAGTCGGCGATAATACAGACATGACTATCACTCAAGATGGTGCTAACAATAAGATAACTGGTTTGGGTGGAAATTCGAGTAAAGCTCAAGTAAGTGGTAATAACACAAGCACTACATATACACAAACAGGTGACACTAATCAAGTGCGTGTATGGATGAGTTCTGGTAATGGAATAAACAATGTCTCGCAAACAGGCGATAACAACTCAGCAAGATTAGATTGCCATGGTAATAATTGTGTTATTGATATTGAACAAAATGGCAATTCTAATTATGCAAATTCCGAACTAGGTAATGGTGGTGATTATGATCAAACTATTATTATTGATCAAGATGGTAATTATAACTTTGCAAAAGTAGAAGCAAACGGTGATGACAATACTATTACTGTAGACCAAGATGGTAACAATCATATAGTACATGGGTACGGTAACACACCAATAACTGGTGATAGAAATAACATTACACTTGTACAAGATGGATCACAATACAATCAAGCTCAGGCGAAGGTTGTTGGAAATGATAACACAATAGATGGATATCAAGGTGGACAATATAACTTTGGTAGACTGGTACTAACAGGTGACGACCATGATGTGACGAGTTCACAGGAAGGTACTGGATCTCATAGTATGACTTTAGACCTTACTAATGGTGGTGGGGCGTATACTGTAAATACAATACAAAACAGTTCAAATAGCCAAACATATTCAATGACAGGAACATGCACCAATTCAAGTGGATGTGGAATAACAGTAACACAATATTGAGGATATAATGAAAAGATTATTAAGCCCATGGTGGGCACTACTCACACTAGCAGCTTTAACATATATGTTTGCTACTCCATCTAACTTTATTCAAAGTGTTAAATTAAATTACTTTGATACTCTTATTGTTAATCAAGAGCCTGTTGAGAATAACATATACGTTGCAGAGATAGATGAAGCAGCATTAGAGAAGTATGGTCAATATCCTTTTCCGAGAGACATATATGGTGATATTATCAGAGACATATACGATCGTGGTGCTGGATTAGTTGTATGGAATATAATGATGCCAGAACCAGATCGTTTTGGTGGTGATGCTGTTTTAGGTAATGTGTTATATGACTATCCAGTTGTAGTAGCAACAAGACCATCACATAAGAGTGTTAATGAAGCTATCAATCCTGGGGCTGCTATTATCAATCCAGAATACTTAGATATGCTATTACCATATGATGGAATTATAGCCAACATATCTGACATTGAATTTAATGCAGTAGGATCTGGTATAGTAAGCACAGAACCAGAAATAGATGGTGTAGTTAGAAGGATGCCTACTGTAGCTGTAGTAGACGGCACGTTATACCCGTCTCTGGCGCTAGAAACCCTAAGAGTAGTGGCTGGTGATATATCTTTTCAAATTAAACTACAACCCAATGGTGTAGAGAAAATGAGAATACCTCAGTTTGGTATTATCCCAACAGATAATGAAGGACGTGTATGGATTGATTGGTCACAGAAATCTAAGAATGTATCTGTAGCAAACATGCCAGATGACTTTGCTGGAGCGGTTGTTATAGTAGATGTGACTGCAGCAGGTATTGCTAACCCAGCACCTACTGCCATTGGATCAGTCTTTGCTGGACAGACTCAAGCGGCTGTTCTTGGAACAATGTTTGCTGGTACTAATATACAAAGACCAGATTGGGCAAGTGCTATAGAATTATTATCATTGGTTGTTGGTAGTTTACTGTTGATCATTTTAAGCAGATGGATGATTGTGGGTCTAATCACAACAGTAGCTCTTATTGGATCTATAGTACCGTATTCAATGTATGCGTATGCTACAGATAAGTTTCTTTTAGATGTTACTGCTCCTACTATCACATTTGTGATCATAGCGCTACAAGTATACGGTATAAAGTTTGTTAGAGAGTTCTTAGAGAAGCAAGCAATCAAGAAACAATTTGCTGGTTATGCATCAGCAGAAGTTGTAGAGATATTACAGAAGAATCCAAAATTAATTAAAGAAGGTCAGAAGAAAGAGGTATCCATTGTATTCTCAGACCTTAGAGGTTTCACCCCATTGGGTGAATCGTTCGGAGATGATGTTAAAGGCTTGACAACAGTGATGAACAATTATATGGATGCAATAACAAAACCTGTGCTAGATGCAGATGGAATGATTATTAAATATATTGGTGATGCATCAATGCACATACACAACGCTCCAATCAATGATCCGCAACATCCTAAGACAGCGGTTCAGGTTGGACTCAACATGCTAAAAGCAGTGGAGAAATTTAATGAAAAACTTATGGAACAAGGTAAACCGAAAGTTGGTATGGGTGCCGGTATTAATACTGGCCTTGGTTATGTTGGAGAGATGGGTTCTAATGCCCGCCACTCCTATGATATCCTCGGAGACAGTGTCAGTACAGCCGCTAGACTCGAAAGCGCCTGTAAAGGATACGGAGTAGTCTTAATTGTAGGACCTGCAACTTATGATGCTACAGAGAACGACTTCTTTTATTTGAAGTTGGACGATTTGGCAGTTAAGGGTAAGTCTATAGGACTAGAAATTTATACAGTCCTAGATATTGAAAGGTCCAAGCATGGCGTGTCCATGCTTGACCACAACACAATGCATAACTTTTATAGAACACAACACTTTGATCAAGCTATTGTTATCTGCGAACAACTAAAAGGCTGCTTTGAAGGTAAGATGGATGAATACTATGATATATGGATTGATCGTTGTGAGTATATGAAGAAACAAGATTTGTCTTACGATTGGGATGGAATCTTTAGAGCAACCTCAAAATAGATTTTAAAAATTTGTTATCTGTACATGCTTTTCAAATGACGGGAAGGACCATAAGTCATCAAGGTTTCCCTTACGGTGACTTTCTATTAGTATATCTCTGTTTAAGACATCTGGATGTGTTTTTCTGTCCATATTAGAATTTGGATAACCGATCCCAACAATACACTTTGCAAATGTGTTTTTAATACCTAACACATCATCTTCTCTAAATGCAGAACAACAGCCTGTTCTATATCCTAATAAATTGGCCGTAAGTAATAATTGACCTATAGCTATTCCTGTACCAATATCAATTATTCTATTTTTAACTATATGGGTATACAGATCCTCTTTATAGGTCTCATCATCAACAATCAGGTGAGTTCTTGCTCTGGCTTTAGATTGATCCCAATCATCACAGAAAGCTATTATTAAATTTGCATTTAGCTGAGAATTGGTTACACAGTATTCATCTGGAGTATCTCCATTACTACTTATAGGAACACTATCATCAGCTACAGAGAAGTATTTTGTTCTGCTATAAACTTCCTCTATTTTAGACTGGTTAGAAGACCAATATATTTTGTAATTAGTTTCATTCTGTTTTGTAGGTGCATATCGAATAGAGGAGAGCATCAAATCAATGTCTTCTTGTGGAATGTTTATATCACGTTTCCAGTTTCTTTGACATGGATTAGTGTTTTTTATAGCTGAGAGAAGCTCATCTTTATCCATTATATTCCTCTTTATTTAACTTATTTAGTGTATCTTTTATGTTACACTTTAGCGTTATTTTAAAATTAATTGTAAAAAAAGCAAATTAGTTGTTTACATCTATATCTATATGTGTTATATTAGTTATAGAAACAACAACAAAGTAAAGATTTACATAATGGAATTTTATATTACCGGTACTAGACGAGGCTTAGGTAAAGCTCTTGTTGACAAGTACGGAAACGTAAATACATTAGATGAATGTGATGTGTTTATTAACTGTAAGCACAATGGCTTTGAGCAAGTAGAAATGCTATACAAAGCAGCTAAGTTAGACAAACGAATCATTAACATTGGATCTCACGCAAGTGATTTTACTTACCTACACGAATATGCTGTAGAGAAGAGAGCATTACGTGAAGCAAATGCTATGATGTTTATAAAAGGTATAAAGACTACTTGTCTTAACTTTGGATATATAGACACAGAGAGATCAGCTCATAAAGAAGTTGAGAAGATGTCTATAGATTATATAATAGAGGTTATAGAATGGGTACTACTACAACCACACTCAGTCAAGGAACTAACAATATCAGCATAGACATTGATCATATACTATTAGAGATATCCAGTCTTCCTGAATATAACGAACAGCTATCGTTACAGATATCTTCTCAAGGAGCGTCTGCAGAAGGTAGGTTTAATAACCTATCATCTAGTGAAAAGGATTTTAATCATTTTGCTTATGATCTACCATATACCAACTCTGTTATAAGCTCTCTAGGAATGTATCGCACTCGTCTAATGAAGATGACAGAAAAGACATGCTATACCTATCATTGGGATCCATCTAAGAGAATGCATATACCTTTAGTTACCAACGACGATTGTTTCTTTGTTATAGAGGATCAGGTCAGTAGATATCCAGCAGATGGTTCTCACTACTTAGTAGACACAACTAAGAAACACACATTTGTTAATGCTTCTAGGTTTGAGCGGATTCACATTGTGGGTTGCGTAGATAGTTAATATCACCTTTATAAAACACATACTGTAGATTGTTTGCTTTCTTTAAAGGTGGGCTTCCTATCTGTAGCTTATCTGGATACACATTCCATTCTTTAAATATATCAGGGCGGGCTCTTTTTAGTTTAGTAAAGAAACCTTTACTGAATTCACGTGTCCAAATTATAAGAGGTACATTAAGATTATCTACACAATAGGTAAGCTCTTTAAAATCATCCACCTTTTCAAACATAGATGTTCCATCTGTTCTAAAGTCTTTGTAATGATAATACCTGGACATGACTCTTACTACTCCAGGATATATATTCTCACATCCAGAGCATAACACAGGTTTGTTATTATCAAATACAAAGTTAAACATTACCATTCTATCTAAGTTTAGATTTGAAAAAGAGTAGTTATCTGATAATCTATCGGTGTCTTTTTCTATTTGTAGTTGTAGAAAAGCATCGTTACACAAGTCAGTTTCTTCATAAGTAATTTTCGAGTCTTTTATATAAGAAACTATTCTCACAGAATTGATTCAACTCTATCTTTAAACGAATGGAAGTCAATAGCAGGTATGTTATTCCATCTTGTGACAAAGGCACATCTAGGAGCCTCTGTAATAATTACTCTATGCATTATCTCTGTATCAATAAGACAAGGCTTATCAATAATAATCTCACCAATCTTACGATCAGCTAAAAACTTTTCAAACTCTGGTGTACCTTGACCCATTTGACTTTGCGCTTTAAATTCGTGGTAATAGTAATACCCCTGAGCGTTCTTTTCAGGTAGGCATATCTCATCTTCTAATGTTTCAAAATAATCTAAACGACTCGCTCCAAGTACTGGATATATGATATTGTATCCTTGGCTGTGTTCTCTATTCTGATCTATATCAGTATGAGGGAATACATCTTTCTCTGTACTATCAGCAGTATTAAATCCAGTTGATCTAAACTGATAATGTGGATGTACTTTTCTATGTTGAGATAAGATAGGATCATATATAGCTTCATAGCCAGTGTCTTCACCTGTCATATTAAACTCTAATGAATAACTTTCGAATGGTGTCTTACCAAAAACATTAAAGTCCTCTCCAGCTCTCGCACCTTTTACTTTTTCATATAGATCGAGTAACAGTTCGTGTTGAGGATCAACGTCTACATATTCTGCAATGCCTGGTATCATAATACACCTTCAATAAATGGATCATCATATTCTTTTACGAACACACCATCTTCTATAAGCATAGCATATCGTTTACATCTGATACCCATATAATCACCAAAGTCAACATCTTTACCAATGTACTTACTAAACACTGCTAACGGATCTGCTACTGCGTCAATATCAGGATGACCATGTAGTACATTCCATTCATGCATAACACTTGGATCATTAACAGCAACAAATACTACCTTAGCATCTAGCTTATCTAAATTCTTTGCAAAGCCTGGTAGATGTCTTTTAGTACATCCTGGAGTAAAAGCTCCTGGTACTCCACATAGTATAACTTTACCTTGTGGTAATGTATAAGGTACATAGTCATCATCTTTAAGTATGTATAGCCCTTTAGTGTCTAATCCCATTTCTCATTCCAATCATTATATTCATTTTTAAAATAATCTTTATTGTCTGATTTATATAGTAGATAGTTGTTTATCTTATCAGACATCTCAATAAAGTGTTCTTGGTTATCTGGTATAACATGCTTCCAACCATATGTAGATACGTCTGTATGTATTACATTAGCACCCAACTTCTTAAATATATCTTTAGTCTGAGCCATGTGTCTACTACCACCCTCTTTACCACTAGGAGTAAACGTAAGAAGTATTACATGCTTATTAGACCAAGGATATCCTTTGCCATGCTCTAAGTTCATATTTGATATTACTACAGCCCAGTCTAGTAGGTTCTTTGTACTTGAACTCATCATACCAGTAAACTCTGGTATTGCAAATACAAACTTATCAAACTGATACATCATATCAAATACAGCAGTAACATCTTCAGGTATATCTGCATCCATACCATTAACATTTACCACAGGTATATCATAGTCAGCCAAGCAATCTATTCTGTCAAACTCACAACTTAATAGCTGTAGCCCTCTATAATTAATACTGTTAGGTGCTTGTGATGTACTCAGTGCTAATATCATAATGTTACATCCGCCACTAATCTGCGACCCGCAAATATTTCAAGGTCAAGTTTATATTCTTTAAATTCTTTATACATGTTTTTATATTCTTCCATATCGTCTGATATTCTATTTAAAATCAAACCAGCTTTCCAATGACGTTGCCATGGCATAGGTTCTTGAATGATAGCATTAGGGCTTTTATATATACCACTAGTAATCTTATGAAAAAACTCAAAATGATCATCAGGTCTGTATAACAATACACCGCTCCACATAACTTGATCTACATCAAAGTCAACAAGGAAAGCTTCTAAGTTATTCCAAGACTCGTGTCTAAATTCTATATTATTATAATCTTTCCACTTCTCTGTTGCTATATCAATAGGCTCCTTAGATGTATCAAACCCCATATACTCAAAATCAGTATAACCTTTTGAGTGTAATATATCTAATACAGGTCCATGTCTACAGCCAACATCAACGATACCTTTACATTGTTTTTCTATAATAATATTTGCTTGAGTTTCAAATAGCTCATATGCTTCTGGTGAATCGAGATAAGCCATATCACTAAATTCATAATCTTCCTTTAGAGGTACCTTCTGACCGTTGTCTATTTTTGTTTTAATTTCTGGCCACGGTACATTCTCACTCGGTTGGTTCCAAAAGTCGTGATCAACATCAAATAGATCATCAACGTCCAGATAACAGTTTAATGCTCTGCGAGGTATATTAGTCGGGTCATTTAATGTATAAACACCATGAGCTTGAGTGTTATTATTAAACATTACTATGTCACCTGGGCCATATATACAATGTTCATATTCACCCGTCTCATTATTTTTTACATAGAGGTGTACATCATTTTCCATAGCTATGTTAACAGTAATAGGAGGTCTACCAAATTTACTAGGGTCATCTTCAAATACTACTTTATCCCATTCTGATATTCCAGTCACGTGTGCATTTGATAGTGTATCTACATGCTCTAACAGCTCAGTAGTCTGACATCTCCAATCCCACATCCAGCCTTTTTTCTTTATAGGGTATCCTATACCTCTTTCAATTGCTTCTTGCAAATGTTTGGGGAAGTTTTCTTCAGAGATATTGTGATACCAAATCCCCAGTGGGTTAGGATGTTCAATATGTTCTTCATACACTTCTAGTGGAAACAGTTCATCAAGCTCTCTTACAAACTCTCTCCAATCATAATCTAGTTTAAATTTTCTAATAACGCTCATGTCATATCTTTGAATAAAGGTGTTAGACATATACGAGCAACATCACCTGCTCGCCTTCGCCTTGTGTAGTATCTATCTTTGGTTGTAGCCAAGTAAAATACATCTGAAGGAGTAAACTCATATTCTTTACAAATATCTAATTGCATCTTTCTATACCTATTAAACATGCTATCCACAGCAAAGTTATTCATTATTAATTGCATGGTTCTAACACCACCATAGTTCCAGTTTTCATATTCTTTTAATCTATGTAATGTAGGATGTGGCTCTTTTGTATACACTAAGCCTAATCTTTGCCCAATCAATCCAAAACCTTTAGAGAAAGAAAAGAACACTTGCTCTGTTCGTTCAGGAACATTAATAGTCTTCATGGCCGTTGAACTAACATATGTGCAATCAAGTATGACAGGTGATTGAGCATGAGAATAAATTATATTTCCATCAGCTGCTGCTGGGTTAGAAAGATATAGAGGTTGACCTAAAACTTTTGTACCCTTTCCACCAATCATATTAGCATATTCATATTCACCTTCAGGTAGCTGCCATTTTCTATCTTCGGTAAGTACCCAATGATGTATAGCATCAGTAACACCGTGAGTATAATAACAGTATGGGAACTCTGATAAGTCAATCATACTGCTTACCCAATGCCTATGAGTAGCCTCAACATGATTTAATTCATCAGTTGCTTCTCCTGAACCCCTACTGAAATATGTGTCCGATACTTTCTGAGTCTGTAGTAGCGTTTCTACATCTCTAATACGAGGTACATTTACATATGGAAAGTTTCTTAGTTCAGCTTTTCGAGTAGTCACCAGCAGCTCTCCATAACATACGGTCTCCCATCACAGGTGTTCTGCGATGTAATGTACTCAACTGATCCATTAAGAGTAAATCACCCTTCGCAAATACATGATGTCTTTGATACTTACTTTGAAAAATAATAGGCTTTAGACGTTCAATAAGTTCATTATGATCTATAACTGTTTTCTTAT